ATTTAAAGCCGTCTCAGATCTCGTGCGATCCGCCATCTCGTTGGACAACAACGTATCGGCCTTTGTCTTTTGAATAGTCGTGCCGATCGCTTCTAAATCAGCAACCATACGGGCAAGCTGAGACCCAGAAGAAACCGCGGACCCGAGTGCGTTACCCACTTGGGTCGATTGAGCGCGCCCTACAGCGCCGGCGGATGAGACGCCGGTAGCATGGGCGCCGGAAGGCGTACTGGCGCCCTGAGGGAGCGCCAGGATAGGGTTCAGACCAGCCGCCTTAAGATCAGCAACGGACCGCTGGTAAGCACTATTAGACATCTGCTCTTGCCAGCCGCGCTGCGCCGCGGCTTCGTCCGACGAAAAAGACATGGCTCTAGCATTCTGCTCAACCTGCCAGTCACGATTAAGAGCACTTTCCGCCATATTGGCGGCGGTAGTCTCCCTAGCGATCTCCTTATTCGCCTTGTTCGTCTGCTGCTGGCCAATAAAGCCTAGCACAGACCCGAGCGCCCCAGCGCCAAAGGACCAATTCATTAGAAATGATCCATCATGCCAGGAACGCCGTAAACCGGCATAGGACGCGCGCAGCGCATCTTAAACCAATAGTCGCCAATGAATTGTGGCTCAGTGTTTACAGCCACCACACGAGACACTGGCGGTGTCTCCTGAATAAACGTCGAATTGAGAAGAGGCCGCGAAGCAAATTGCTGCGCCAAGTGCCAAACGTCGAGGGTACCAGAAACACCAGAACGCATTTTACCGGTGATTATAGAAGGCTTGTAGCGATATTCGGCAAAGCGCTCCTGGTAACCCCAAACGTCTTGATCAGCGGCAGTACCGTCAGCATAGATCTCCCGGCTCAACACCGCCTGCTCGCCAATATGGGCCAGCGCCGGCCAAAAAAAGTCGAACCGCGAGCGCCGGTTCCACATACGGTTGACGCCCTGCTGATAGTTAAGATCGGCCCTCACACACGCCAAACCAATCAAAACACAATGTTCAGTAAACGACTTGGTGAAACCGTGGCCCCTCGCCACCGAAACACCATAACCGGCAAGCTTGCCAAGCGGAGCGCCGGCTTGGGAAGCACTGTTCTGCTCGACCTGATTGATTGTAATGGGCGATTGACCGCCGCCCAAATATTCAGGGCGCTGCAATCGTGCATCCGGCGAAACAACGCCAAAATGGGCACGAACGATTTCAGTATACCTCGTCCCACCGCGAGCATCCCTTTCATAAAGCTTTTGCAATTGAAAAGCCTGACGAAGCTGGTTAATTGTTGCAGCCGTAGCAAGCGACAAGTCAGCCGCAAGATTGGACGGATAGAAACCGCCATTGGTGGTCGGAGAACCGGTCAGGGTCGACACGTTGCCGTTGTTGGCCCAGCCAAGCGCAATAGCCGCAGCAGGATAGGCTCCGGTTTGGGGAATCCTGCCGCGAAGGTTCTCGCGGATCCCTGTCACCGTGTCTACAGTGGTCGTAATAACCGGAGCAGAAGTGCCAAGCGGTAACTGCACCGCCGGCCCTTTCTGCGGCCATGGCAAAGAGGACGTAAAGTAGTCGTGCCGCTTGCCGCGCCTGAGGAGCGTATAGGTCGCAGGTGTGTCCGGGCCATTGCCCTTATTTACTGTCACAGAGTTCTGCAGATTCTGATCGCGGAACCATTCATTCCAGATCAAATTGTAAGCACGGCACCAAAGCGCCGACACCTGAAGGCCAGCGACAGACGGCGGCAGACCCATATAATCATAGATCGAGCCGACACCGAAACCGCCCGCAGGGCTCGTGATAGTCGGTACGAGGTAATCAGTCGAATCCGCTGGATTGTCCTGCTGCCCGTTCATACGTTCCCAGTTATCCCACAGAAGCCTGATGGGAACCGCAAAAAAAAAGGTATTGAGAAACAGGTTATCCATAAGCGGCGTGAGGCTGGTGCTCATGCGTGTCAGTCCCGTCATGGAGACATTGAAAGTGTCGCCGGGCAATGCCTCGTCGACAAACAACGGAACAAGTAGCCCGCTATCGAAAGCCGTCTTATGGTTATGACTGCGATCAAACGAAGAGCGCTGTATTTCAGCGCGAGGCACCCGCGAAAACTGGTGGACCATATTCGAAGGGTTACTCATTTACGTCGCTCCCCTGGAAAGTCGGCATTTCACCCTGAAGGCGCTCGTCAAGATATTCGGCAGCCATGCCAAGCATAGCCGGAACCGTCAAACGCTCAACGTCACCCGACGAGGCATCAAAAGCCCCGACCTCAAACAGCACATAATCGCGCGGAAATTTCCAAACTTCCGACCGACGATCGTTGGCCAACTGCTGAAACATGCGCACCGCCTGACCCTTGTGCTGGGCGAAGAACGGTGTGCCATAAGATTCGGTTTTCACATCCCGAATAGCGAACATCTTGAGAATCATGTTTTCCCCGTATCGCGCTCGAAGCGCTCTTTGGTTAGTAGGTTGAATTCGTGCCTCTCCAGAGGAGTAGGCCCGTCCGACGATAGCGCGGCCAATTCGGCCGCTTTTTTTCTCCTTTCGATCATAAATCGTTCTGCCGCTTCCGGATCCTCCGCCTGAAACTTGCGGACATAGAAAGCCGGAACACTCCTTTTAGTGCCCTCATGGACAACGTAACCGCTAGGGAACGCGTCAGCATGGTGACGCTTGCGCCAGCCGTCGCCGATACCAGGGCGACGACTGGAAACGAAAAACTCGGGCGAAACAAACCATGAAAAAACCTCGCCGGTTAAAGGATCAACGCGCTGCCGCGCGTATTGCGGCGCCTGCGCCGCCTCCGCTCCGAAAGCCTTCTTGAGCGTATAGCGAGCGACGTAACCGCCGCTTTGGGGGGTCACAGAACCAATCTCGCAAGCTCCATAAGGCCACAGCTTTTCCAAAGCAGGAGAACGGTAAAGAATATGCCCCGATGGCGCCTTCCGCCACGGATAACGGTCAGGCTCGAAACCGTGCCCAAAAATGATCAAGTGGTAGTGCGGCCTGGAATTGATCGTCCCATATTCGCCACAGGCAACAAATCGAATACGCGAAGGCTCCAGAGACTTCCGGAGACGCTTAAGGAATAGCTGCAAAACAGAAACACTTACAGATAGATTAGAAGGTAAGAAATCATTATCATAGGTTAAAGTTAAAAATGAATTAGAGGAATACAGAGCAGCTTCATGCGTGATTCGAGTAGCCCATTGCGATGCACGTGACAAACGACAGCCGACACACCGACCACAGGGCAGGTCATAGCCGACCGCCCCGGCGTAAGACTTCCGGGGCGTAAAAACGACCCCCCGAAGAGGGGGGGCCGCCGGCCATGCTGGTATGGGACAGGAACAACGCATTTCACAAACGAATCCCGCCCCGCATAGGGCCGGTCTTTAGGTTCATGCGGTTGGTAGCCCCAGCAGTACGAGAAAACAACTTCTTGGACGATGACCGTCCCATTTTACCACGCCTCATTATAACCCCCTCTTCAAACTGACCCCAAAATTGGTGTCAGTAGGAACAATAGCAACAAGTAGAGATTGTTCCAAGCGCAAAATGCGCACCGGCTGCACACATACCCACCGGCAGGGCTTCGGCCCCTTGGCCTCTTGCGGGCCAGGGCCTACGCGCTGCCCGTGGATATGTGCACAGGGCGCGGTCAGCTAACCCCGTCGGCTTCGGCTGGCGGAGCGCCAGCCTTCGCCGGCGGGGCCTCAAAAATACCCTGATCAATCAGGAATTGGCGCTCGCCTTCTTGGCCGAGCGCCTCGAGCAACGCCGCCGGGCTGTTCTGGTAACGTTCACGCACCAAAGCCGGCAAAGACGCGAAAGCCGCTTCAGCGGACCTCACACGCTCGAGCGACGACTGGTAATCCTCGCTGTCGGGCAAGTCCAAAAACTGCGGCGTGCCCTCATTCAGATGGGAAACCTCGCCAGTATTGGCAAAGCGTTTCATAATCGTGTTTATGTCGCACTCGTCACGAAACGACTGTTTCGTTATCACCTCAGTGCCCACCGCTGTAAGCACCGGCTTAGCCTCAGACCTTGAAAACATTGGTTTTCCTCCATGGAAAAAAACACCAGGCGCGCGCCTGGTGCCGGGTTACGACACATAAACGGATCATCGGGAAAAGGCATTCCCGATAGACCGAATGATAGACATAAGAGAAAGGGCCTCGTTCCCGAGATAACCCTTCCCGAATTGCCTCAAAACATCGGTTTCACCCTTTTGGTGAATATCGCGCGAACCGGCCAAATCTCCTTCCATGCCGGCCTTATAGGCGCTCATGTGATGATAACGCGCCTGAGCCTGCAAGCTGGTAGGCTTGTTCAACTCAGTCGCATACTGAGCTTTCAACAAAGCTGGCTTTTCGGCCTCAGTAACGGCCTTAGCGACATTTAAAGCCGTCTCAGATCTGGTGCGATCCGCCATCTCGTTGGACAACAACGTATCGGCCTTTGTCTTTTGAATAGTCGTGCCGATCGCTTCTAAATCAGCAACCATACGGGCAAGCTGAGCCCCAGAAGAAACCGCGGACCCG